TATTGCGACTGCCTAATCAGATCGTTCGGCGACAGAGGCTTTCCCAGCGGCGACTGAGCGGGTTGGCTCGCCGTCGCTGGTTTCACCTTCGCCGCCGCCGGTACCGCCGCCGGCTTCACTTCAGCGGTTACTTTTTTTTTGCGAGTGTCGCCGGCGTGCCGGTGTCAAAAGCAATCTTGATGCTTGAGAGAACCGGAGTTCCGCCGCCGCCAGAGAGCGCAACCGTGATGCTCTCCGTGTCGGTGAGCGTGATCGGGTTCCCGTTCACGTCGGTAGCCTCGATCGTTGCGGTGAGGTTGGCAACACCGTTTGCCACTGCCGTCACGGTGTCGGTCGAGTCGTCATTGTCGACGCTGGTTGCAACCGCTCCGGCTGTGTCGTCGATCGAAAAGCTTGCCGGCGGCATGGTGCCGGTAAAAGGCTGGCCAAACTGGTCAAAGCCGAGGATGGATGCGGTCGCCACCTGTCCAAGCGTGGTGAGAGTGACTGGTCCTTGTACTGCACTCATGGGGATTCCTCGTGTTCCTACAACGGTTGAGAGGGTGAATTGCAGCCGGATTCTAGTGAGTCGTGGGGATAGCAAGTCCAAAATCTCTTCATTCTGGTGCTCGATCTTCTCCAGCCGGTGTGTGGTTTCGCGTTCAAATTTCTGTTCGGGCGTCTCGTGGTGGTGGTGCTCTTCGTGGTGCCCGCCTTCGTGATGCTGGTCGTGTTGGCTCATCGGTTAGGCCGCCTCTTCCAAAATCTCGAAGATCTTGCCGCCCGAGGGCGTGTTGTCTGTGGGATAGCTCGCCCAGAGCTTCCACGTCTCCCACATCTCGGCGTAGAGCTTCGGGTCGGTCTTCTTGAGCTTCGCGTCGGGCTTGGGAACTTCCTTCCCGCAGCGGGTACACATGAAAATCATTGCCCCGGTCGGGTAGGTGTTGAGGATGATCGAATAGTCGGGGGCATTGCCGTTGGCAAACTTGTTGTCGCGGCCTCCCTTGCGGTGCTTGCAGACGCGCTGGTTATGGAGCCTCTGGCGTTCCGAGCGCTTGAAGTCCTCAACCTGGGCCAGCCGTTCGGCGCGCAATCGTTCTTTGCGTTCGGCCCTGTCTGAGAGCGTTTGCCGCAGCTCCTCGACCTGAAGCCGCCTATATTCCAGCTCCACGTCTTCGGCGGTGGTCAGTTCCTTTGGTGCTGTTGCTTTGGCCATTGCGGCCTCCTTGATGCGTGAGATTGGGCGCAATCGTTCCGGCTGCGCCCTGGCCGGGTTCGGGTTAGCTGATCAGGGTCGGGGCGTCGATGTAGCGCACGCGGCCTGTGGTGTCGGGCACAACGCCAACCGCAAAGTTGAAGTTGTAAGCCGCGCTGCCGCCAATCATCATCGCCGGATCTGACACGCTGGCATCGTCATACCGCTTGGTGATGACCTTCAGGTTCCGCCAGTCGCCATCGCCCAGTTCGGTGTTTTCCTTGGCTCCCATCGAGATGGTGATGATGCCGTTCTTGCCGTAGATGTAGGTGCGGAAGGCGGTCACGCCAGAGTGGGTGAGATAGTTCGGCGTTTGAGTTACGATCGTGGACTCGTGAAAGCGCACGCCGGCCCATTCCACAACCTGCACATACTCACCTTCGCCGCCGGGCAGCTCCTTCAACAGCTTCACGCCCTCAACCGAGCGCTTCAGCACGTCGGTAAAGCTATTGTTGGCCGTGTCGTTCAACGCATCCCCCCACGCAAACGGGTGGATGATGCCGCAGAAGAAACCTTCTTCAAACGGCTTCACGTTTCTGCCGCGCAGGCTGGCCACGGCTGACGTGATGTTGTTCTTGTTGAAAGGCACGTTGTAGGCGTTCTGCACGCTCACGCTGCTGTCGATCACGCTCAAAGCGTCGGTCGTGTTCTTGATGAGGTAGGCCACGGTCAGAGCGCACTGATAAGCCAGCTCCTTGCCGCCATTCTCAAGAGCCGGGTCGATCGCCAGTTGCAGCGAAAAGCGCGAATAGTTGAGAAAATCGGCATAGTTTCCGATCACGATCTTGTCGGTCAGCACGTTGATCGTCTCGCCAGTGCCCACGGTGCCCTCGGGCGCCTGCGAGAGATCCGGACCAAACGGGACATATTCAAAGAGGTTGAGCGTGTTGCCTGAGTTTTCTGGCAGGGGTCTGCGCTCGACGCATCGGTACTGAGGCGTTTCGGCCTTCAGGTTCTCGATGAAATTGGTGTCGTAATAGTTGACCTGGGCCTGGGTCAGATTGCTGGTGTTATTCGATGCCGGCGAGTAGCCCGCGCCATATCGCGCCGCGCGCGCCAGCGCCCGGCCTTCCAGTTGGATTGTGAAGGCGATCGCTGAGCCCATCATGGCCAGCACATACAAGAGCGGTTGCAGCACATAGGCAACAAGCCAGTCTCTTGATGCAAGAAACTTTTCGTCTCTGATTTTCATGGTCCCGCTCCCTTGGCTCAAGGGCACGCGGGGTTTTAGATCAACTTGCCTTTCGCCGTGGCTGGGAATAAAAATCAACCGCCCGGTTATACTCCGGGTCGTTGATTAGCCGCTTTTTCGTGCTGGCGCTCATGGCGTCGATCTGCTCCCGCGTATACTTCAGCCGGTTCGTGGGCCTCGGCGCGGTTCCGCTCACGTCGCGCGAGCTGATACCTGTCGAGATCCTGGTGGGAGTCTTCGGCTGTGCCGTTCGCGCGGGAGCATTCCGCTCTGGCTCGGTGGCCGATGACTGCGTTTCTTCCTCGTCCTCAGAGGGTGGCCGCTTTTGAAGCAGGTTTGCTGCTGTCAGCTCCTCAAAGGCACGTTGATAGTGGTCTTGCCTGGTCAGATCCCCACGCAGTTGCACATACGCATAGATTGTCTCTGCGTTGTGCTGGGTGAGGTAGTACTCCGGGTTCGCCGCGGCAAAGGCCTGGGCGGCCTCGGTCGCCTTGCGTTCCAATCGTTCCTCGCGTTCCGCGGGCGCGTTGGCGGCCGAGTCGCGCAGGTTTTCGATTGGTCCCACGACAGACTCCATGATCCGGGTCACGGCAGAGTCGACGGTCGAGGGGTTGGCGAGATCTGCCACGGTCTGCATCCTCTCGCCCGCCGACAGGGGTTTTGGCCCGGCTGGCGGCGGGGGCTGGGAAGCCGCTGGTTGGCTATTCCTTTTCAGTTCGGCGATGCGCTGGTTGGCATTCAGTTGAGAATCCGCCAACTGGTCGGAAATCTCATCTCTGGTTCCGTGGAAGACGCTGATCGGCACACCGGGCTCGTCGCTCGTGACCGTCAGTTTCCATTTGCCGTTTCCCTTGTCTTCCCACGTCTTCGCCATAACTCACTCCGCGCTCATTCTACGCCTTGGATTACATCGTTGAGGCTAGGTGGTTCCGATTGATCATCATCGGCCATCCTGCTGTTATAGGCATTTAACACTTGTTTCTGTACATAAGCAAAAAACTGCCACACGCCTTTGGTCAGACAGTGGCCGCCCAGCACGGCCTCTGGATGGCCAATATCGGTGTTAAAGTGGGCCGTTTCTAACTCGATACAGCCGCGCTCCATCACGTCCAGCAAAGCCTGATAATCCGGGTTTCCATAGAGATTCGCAAGCGCCGTGCGTTCCTCCGGTGTAACTGCCAGCTCTGTCACCTTCAGGGTTCGGGTTGTACGTACCTTCAGCTCCATCGCTAGTTTCTCCCGGCCCGTTCTCTGGCTCGCGCTCTCACAAGGTGTTGGATCTTTCCCAGAGTGAGCAGAGTTTCTGGCGGTTGCCGCATCAGCTCTTCAAAGTCTGCCCTGGCCGGCATCTCCAGTTGCAGGGCAAAGCCAAACCGAAGAATCGTTGCACAATAGAAACAGACGGTAAAATCTCCAGCGCTAGGCGCTCCGTCTCCAGTGCAGTTTGTTGCCCCATCCATTACACGCCCGCAGCGCGGGCATTTTGCCTCTTTCATCCGGTAATCTTTGAAGTCAGCCATTCAAGCCCCCGCCGGCGCAAAGACACTCTGGTTAGTAATCTCCCGATCCCACTTCCGTTCATCCCACAACGCGGCCTCGTTGGATGCCTTACCGAGCAAATCCTTAGCCAAATCGGCTTCCTTGGCTTGGTCGATCTCGGCCGATTTTGCTTCATGTCGCGCGCCGATGGCCGCGATCTGTCCCTGAACTTTTTGCATTCCGGGGTTGGCGGCCTGAAACTTCTGCTGCTCTTCGGGCGTCATCTTCCTTATCAGCTCGCGCGCGTTCTTCCATTCGCTCACTTCCATAAACATCTCAAGCAGCATCTTTACATCCACCACGTAGCCGGTGGCGTTGAGCTGCTGGATGAGCGGCGCATTCTCAAAGATCTGCACCATCAGCGGCAGCGCCTGAGCCATCGCTTTCTTCGCAGCCAGGTGAGCGCCGGCCAGACATTCAAACCGGTCTTTGGATGCGTAGAAGTTTTTGGCGTCGAGTTCAAAGGCCTCGCCCAGCTCGTCGCCCAAAATATCCCTGATCTTCTGCGGGCTCATTCTGTCTTTCACGCAAAAATCGATCATCTCGATCACAGGCAGCAAGATGCCTTTCACAAAGTGGCCAACCGGGCCTTGGATCTTGCCGGCGTTCGCGGCTATGATTCCTCCCGCTCCGGTCGCGGTCCTCGCTGCCGAACTGCCGCCCTTGCCAGGTAGCGAACCTTGGGTGAAAGCTTCATCCGCACCAGTGGTCGATTGAGCGCTCTGCCCGGCTGCTTGCAATACCGTAAAGGCTTCTGGTGGGGCTTTGGGGAGTTCGATGATTCCAAAGGCATCGCGCACACTCTGTCCCGGCTTGGTGTCCACGTCGACAATCCCGCCCAGCCGTTGGCGGATCTGCTGCGTCGGTGCGTTGGCGCCTCGATCGCGCGCATACATCGGGTTGACCGCCATGCTCAACAGGTCAAGCAGGGCATCGGTCAGACCTTTCTCAATTCTCTGATCGCTGCCGGCCAGCCTGCCCACGCCAATACCATAGGCCGCATTCGGAATGTTCCAAAAGTTAGCCGAGAAAAACGGGATGAAAGGGAGCCCGTGTTCCTCATTGCGGATCAGCACGCCGTCGACGCCGTTGGCAGTCAGTACGGTGTAGACGTAGGTTTTATCCCACCGCTCAAGCATCTGGATTGGCCGCTCCAGCGGATCCGCGCTGGCTGGCTCCTCGTCATTCTGCGCGTGGTGAATTGCCCAATTCTGACCGCCCAGATTGAGCTGCACCTGGCTGGGGGTGACGGCGTTGGTTTCATGCGCAAAAAAGTAGGCTTTGAGTTCATCTTCCGATGGAATGTCATAGCCGCCAATTTGCTTGCCGTCTTCGTCGACGACGGTTTCATCGCGCAGCTTGTCTAAATCTTTAAAGGTAGGATAGGTCACATGGATGACATACTTGGCCGACTTGTGCAGGGCGTTCGGCTTCTTCCAAGTCGGGTCGACTAACACTGACCCCAGCTCGCAGGTTTCAAAGATCAGCCCCTCGGTCGTGACCTCCGTATCCGTCACTTCCATTTCGTCCGACTCTTTGGTGTGGATCGTGATCTCGCCGCCAAAGGGAAGTTTCTGTTTCACTGGCGCCTGTTTCGGGCTGCGCACCTTCGTTGTGCGCGTGTTCTTGTCCCATACGGCTTTGCAAACCACGGTCCCGAAGTTGACGGCCTGCTCCATCGCCAGCTCGCACTCGGTTTCAAAATCAGCTTCGTCAAGGATCACGCCATAGAGCGCAGTTTTCGCGCGCGCTGTGTTCTGGCTTGTCGCAGGCCTGGGCCTGATCAGAAAGGGCGGCATCTCATAAAAAATCCCGCTCTTCATGGCGGGTACGAGTGAGTTGACGTGCTTGGCAACTGTAAAGCGAGAGATATTCGCCCGCGCAACTGTGCCGCCCTCAAACGCCTGATTGGTGCGTGGGCTTTGGTAAAGAACGTCGGCCTCGCGCCAATGCAGGTTCCATTGTTTCTGGTCAAGGTAGGTGCGGGCCTTTTCCGCGTCTTGGATCACGAGCTCCACCGCGCCGTCGTCGGTGTAGCGCGGATCGAGCAGCGGCCCCATCAGCTTTACATCGCCCGGCTCGATCGTCTGCGCGCCGTTCACCGTGTTTGCCAGCGTGGCCATAGCTTACCTCTCAAACCAGATCCGGGTTAGGTTCACCGCGCCACTTGCGAATCTCGCGCGCCATCGAGCGTACAGCCTTCAGGGTCGGAATCATCAGCCCCGCATGGATCAATTGAATCTCAGCGTCAGGCAGCTCGGCCGGCGGCTCTGGTGGCGTATCACCGGGAAAGACGGGCACGACTTTGGGGAAGTCTT